GCTCAAAATGATATGCCTATGGGTGATATTGCTAGTGCAAACTTGCCATTTATTGACAATGAGCAGCAATTAGAATAAATTGTATTTACTGTTACTAGACAGTTAAAACTAGGTCGCCGTGAGGCGCGTGTAAATCCGATTCAAGGAAACCTATCCCATGAGTGATTCTACTCAGTCTGATGTCGTTGTGGATTCATCATCACAGGTCGAAGTAGTCGAGCCAATTGAGGCTGAAAAGGTAGAAACCGAAGTCGAAAGCGAAAGCGCCACGAAAGAAGTTGAAGCCAAAGAAGCCGAAAAAGAACACGACGAAAGCAGCCTACCCGAAGGCGTTAAGAAGCGCATTGATAAAGTTACCCGTCAAAAGTATGAAGCCATTGCAGAATCTAACCGTTTAAAAGCCGAATTAGAGCAATTACGGGCGCAAATTGCACCAAAGCAAGAAGCTCCTGATATTAGCCAATTTGATACTTTAGATGATTACGTTGAAGCCGTAGCGGAGTACAAGTATCAACACAACATGCTATCTGAACAAGAGAAGAACGTAGAGCGGGCAATTGAACAAAGAGTTGCCCGTGAGTGGACTGCTAAAGTTGACAAAGTGCGTAGTGTAGCTCCTGACTTTGACGAAGCGTTTAACAATGTTGCTAGTATTGAATTTGCACCGATGGCACTTGAAGCAGTTGCACAGCATCCAAAAGGCGCAGAGATTGCGTATATGTTGGGCAAAAATGTTTCAGAGGCTTATCGAATTGCCGCGTTATCACCAACACAACAGCTATTAGCTATTGGTGAGATTGCTGCAAAAACAAATGTACCTAAACCCAAAACGGTATCGACCGCACCTGCACCCGTAAAGCCCGTATCAGGTGGCGCAAGTAATAGCGCACCGCCTGCTGATATGGACGAATGGGTAAAGTGGCGTAATAATCAAATTAGACAGAAACGCTGAGAAGCGTATCGGAGTATTGAATCATGGCGAATAGCATTTTAACCCCACAAATTATCACCCGTGAAGCTTTGCGTATTTTACACGCTGAGTCTAACTTTTTAACCAAAATCAACCGACAATATGACAGCCGTTTTGCTGTTGGTGGCGCAAAAATTGGTACGTCTTTAGATGTACGTTTACCGAACAAGTTTACAGTGCGTACAGGCTCTACTTATTCCGCTCAAAATATGATTGAGCGTAAAGTAAACTTACCTGTCGCTACAATCAAGGGCGTTGACTTAACAATTAGCGATTCTGAATTGACGTTGAGCCTGAATGATTTTAGCCAACAATTCTTAAAACCTGCAATGAATCAGCTTGCCTCTATCATTGAATATGAAGCAATGCAGGCCATGTATAAATCTGTGCCAAATACTGTCGGCACGGTATCGACACAGATTGATTACAAGAAATTCCAACAAGCTGGCCAACGTTTAACCGAAAACTTAGCCCCATCGTCCGACCGTACATTCTTGCTTAATCCTTCAAGCCGTGTTGAGTTTAGCGATGCTGTTAAGGGCTTATTCCAAAGCTCTAGCAACATCGACGACCAATACCGCGAAGGCATGGTAGGCCGTACTGGTGGTTTTGATGTGTTCGAGAACACAATGATTCCAGTGCATACCACAGGTACTTACGGCGGTACTCCATTAACGAACGGCGCAACTCAAGGTTCGACGGGTGCTGACAATGCTTATGTAGCAACATCTGCAATCATCACTGATGGCTGGACAAGTGGCGGCACTAGCTTAAAAGCTGGCGATAGTATTGCGTTTGCGGGCTGCTACGAAGTTCATCCTGAGACTAAAGTATCTACTGGCGTGCTGAAGAAGTTTGTTATTACAACTGACGTATCAGACACAACTGGCGCGATAACAATGACTGTATCACCTGGTGTTATTGCTGGCGGTGCTTATCAGAATTGCTCTAACCGTATTGCTGACAACTCTGCAATCACTGTTTTGGGTACAAGCGCGACTGCTTACGGACAAAACTTAGCGTTTCATAAAGATGCGTTTACGTTTGTTAGTGCTGATTTGGACATTCCAAAAGGCGTGGATATGGCAGCTCGTGAGCGTTTTGGCAATATCTCTATGCGTTTTGTTCGCTGGTTTGATGGCGACACAGGCGAGTGGAAGTCACGTTTTGACATTCTTTACGGTACTGCTGCACTTTATCCAGAGTTGGCTTGTCGTTTAGTGCATCAATTGTAATTCCCACAGGCTCAAGGATGAGCCAATAATTCTAATAGGTGTAACATGGTTACTGCTGATTTAATCCGCGCCACGTTGCGCTTAATCGGTGCTATATCTTCTTCTGAGACTCCCAATGCTGATGAATCAAGCGATGCTTTAGAAGCGTTAAACTTGATGTTAGGTTCATGGGGTGCGTCTCGTTTCTTGTCTGCAAGCACTGGAAAAGTTACCCACTCTTGTAACGGCTCAACTAGCTACACAATAGGCGTAAGCGGTGATATTAACACTACGCGCCCAACTGCTATTTACAATGCTTTTTGGTCATCAGGTGGCCTAGATTATCCTTTATCAATTCTTGATTATTCTGATTACGAAAATATCGGCATTAAAACAATTGGCGGCATTCCTGAGTATATCGTTCTAAAACCTGATAATCCTTTATCCACTATTTACTTATTCCCAGTCCCTGCTGATGGCACATTAACGCTTGACAACATTCGCCCTGCTACCGAATTGACCTTAGCAGATGACTTGCCCTATCCTCCTGAATGGATTCGCGCATTAAAGTTTAATCTTGCCATTGAGATTGCGCCTGAGTTTGGCTTTGGTGTATCGCCCGAATTAGTAGCAATGGCCAAAGAATCACGCGATATTGTTTTGCGCTCAATGGTCACAATACCGTTAGCCAAGTTTGATGCACTTTTACCGACAAACATAAAGCAATCAGGCTCTAAAACATTCATAACAGGCGGTGGCTTTTAATGAAGTTTAATTTTCTAGGCGGTCAACACAAGGGCTTTAGCCCCAATCAAAACACACAAGAAACGGTTAATATGTTTCTTGAGGTTGACCCGTCCGAAGATAATAAACTCACGCTTTATCGTGTTGATGGTAAGAAAATATTTTTAACTTTACCGACTAAGCCAATTCATGCCATGAGCGAGTTTAGGGGTGAGTTGTACGTAGTGGCAGGAAATAAAGCATACAAGGTATTAAGTGATTTTACTTATACATCGATAGGTACTGTTGATTTAGATTTTGATACGACTATAGCGGCTAACAATGCTGGGCAAGTCTGTTTTAATAGTGGTATGACCAACAAGGCGTATGTTTACGACACGGTAGGACTAACACTAACACAAATAACTGACCCTGCTTTTTATGGTTCGCCGCGTGTTGATTATTTGGACGGTTACGGTGTATTTATTCGGCCTAATAGTCAACAGTTTTACATATCGAACCTTAATGATTTCACATCATTTAATGCGTTAGACTTTGCAAGCGATGAAGCAGACCCTGATAATTTGGTAACATTTATTGTTGACCATCGGGAACTTATTTTATTTGGTGAGCGCACAAGTACAGTATGGTTTAACTCTGGCGATGCAACATTCCCACTTGCTAGACGTGAAGGCGCGACGATGGAAGTGGGATGTGCTGCTGCGTTATCAGTGGCTAAAATGGACAATACAGTATTCTTTTTAGGTCGTACTAGCCACGGCACTGGACTCGTTTACAAGCTCAATCAATACACTCCACAAATTATATCTAATCGCGGCATTGAATATCTTATCAATTCTCTAACTCGTATTGATGACGCATTTGCTTATACTTATCAAAAAAACGGCCATAGTTTCTATGTGCTGACATTCCCGACAGCTAACAAAACACTCGTTTATGATGCGTCAATTCAAGACCCTGACCTTGCTTGGTCTATCCGTGAAACATACGGTCTAGGCCGAGATAGAGCGTCATGCTATGCGTTCGCGTTTGGAAAACACTTGGTCGGTGATTTTGTTAGCGGCGTATTGTATGAATTAGACGAAAACACACACACTGACGCAGGTGAGCCGATTGTATGGTCAAGAACGTGCGCTCATATCATTAGCGACTTTAAGCGCATTAAGCATAAAGAAGTAGTCCTAAACTTTGAAACGGGCGTTGGTTTAGAAGATGGCACTGACCCGCTAGTTTATTTGACGTATAGCGACGATGGCGGCCATAGTTACATCACGCCACGCGAAGCAAGTCTAGGCGTTATTGGACAGCGTAAAAACCGCGTAATGTGGGCAAGGCTTGGCAACTCACGAGACAGGGTTTATAAAGTGTTCGGTAGCGAACCTGTCAAGACTGTTTTAATGGGCGGTTATATTGACGTGGAGGCAGGTAAAACATGAGCAAGATTGCGTCGCCTCTCACGCTAGACCTAACAAATACTAGAGCCTTCAAGACGTGGCTCTATGATTTGTGGCGTTCGACGGGAGGCGATACTACTACGATTGTCAACATCGACGCTGACCTGACGACATTAACTGCTGATGTTGCAGCGTTAGAAACTGCTGACGTTGCGATAGATGTAAGATTAGACGCTTTAGAAGAAAGCAAAGTATTGACCAAACAAACGATTGTAGA